CTACAATGGCGGTTAAGGGCGACATGAACGCTATTAAAGAGGTTTTGGATAGGTACGCTGGTAAATCCGTGCAGCATATGGAAGGAAATATAACAGTAAGTCCTACTCCAGTTTTCGGAACAAACCCACTAGACAATGAGCCAATATAGATTTAAACCTACAACGGCATTAAATAAGATAAAAACGCTACTAATGGCTATAAAGTTAGTAAGCGTTTTTATAATTCAAGGCGGACAAGGTTCAGGCAAAACTATTTCAATCTTAATGCTAATTATAGACTATGCACTAAGAAACGAAAAGAAAAGAATATCCATAATATCAGATGAGCTTTCAAAAATGAAACGAACTGTCATAAAAGACTTTTTGGAGATTATGAAGGATTGGAACGCAATTAATTACGGACGCTGGAATATATCGGAGAACACTTTTACATTTAGCAACGGTACATTTATCGAATTTTTAGGATTAGACACTCATGATGTAGGTAAAGGAATGAGACGGGATTTAGTTTATTTTAACGAAGCCAACAAGTTAAAACAAGAAGCGTATAGACAAGTGGCGTCTCGATCAAAAGTAAATATTATCGACTTTAATCCCGACTCCTACTTTTGGGGTCACGATTTAATAAACGAAAACAATTTTATTAATCTAACTTTTAAAGATAACGAGTACTTACCACAAGAAGAAATAAACGCTATTTTGGAATATTATACAAAAGGCTACGATTCAAACGGAAATGTTATAAATGAATATTGGGCAAACGTTTGGCGGGTGTATGGACTTGGTGAAATTGGAAGCATTGAAGGTAGAGTATTTACGCACGCAAAAAAATGCACCTTTCAGGATTTTATGGCTTTGCCGTTACGGTCTGTTTACGGTGTCGATTGGGGCAAAAATCATGGATTTGGAATAGTTGAGGCAAAGTATGACCACTACAAAAACAACTTTTATACCCACGAACTTAATTGGGCAAGCGAAAACAAGTTAATTGCATCAATGAACGAAAAGGATAGAATCGCAATAAGCAACGAAAGTAGTGGCGGAATTATAATTTACACAATGAGGCGGTTAGGCATTCCAAAAGATGCGGTTATAGTTTGCGATTCTGCTGTGCCTGACAACATTCTTTTACTGCGTGCGTTCGGCTGGGAGTACGCCATCGGGATTGACAAACCAAAAGGAAGTGTTATGGCCGGAATTAGTCAACTTCAATCCGTAAATTGGATTTATACAGATTGTAGCAAAGGAATTGATTTCGAACTACAAAACTACCAATACCGAAAGGATAGAATGGGAGTGATTGACGACGAAGTAGTAAAAGAAAACGATGATGTTATTGATCCGTCACGATATGTTTTGCGTTGGTTCAAAAAAAATAATTAGTTTGTATGGAATAATTTTATATATTTGTTGCAATAAAACTGCTGGGAAGCATTAATAAAAAAATGGGAAAAAACAAATTTACCAAATTAGGTCTTGCCGTTCGTTATGAACGCAAGACCTTTTTAAATTATAATATATGAGCTGGTATTCAAATTTGTTTAATAGAAACCGTCCTATATCAGTTGAACGAGATTCAAGCGGTAATTGGTTTACAACTATGTTTTCATCCAATGTTAGTTTTAAAAGCGTCACGACTGACAAACAAAAACTAGATATTATTTTATGCAATCCAGCAGCGTTAAAGGTTTTCAAATTAAATTGTGACTTGTATAGTTTGGGTAAAATCCAGCAGTACAAAAACGAAAAGTTATTTTTAAAAGATGCGTTAAAAACCTACCAAAAGAAGCCTAACAAGTATCAAACGTGGAAGCAATTACACTGGGATTACTGCTTTTATAGAATGTTGGGAACTGCTTATTTATGGCGGTCAAACAATACAAATTTAACGTTATCAAGTACTGATTTTTATTTCTTAAATCCCGCTAAAATGGAATGGAGCAATGAGGTTTTAAGAAAATTAGATAAGTTGATTTTGAGCAACACGTCCTTTAATGAATTAGAAAAGGAAACTGTTGAATATACATTCGAAGACGGAACTAAAAGAAACATTCCGTTAAAAGAAATTACTCCGTTTTTTGATTTAAGCAACTCTGTTAGTGGCAATTGGTACAAGGGCAATAGTGCAATCGACGCACTTTATAAGATTCTTGGCAATGTTGAGGAAGGATTGGACGCTAAAAATATCAATTTGCGTTATAGTGGTAAGTTTGGAATTACAGGGCAACAAGACCCAAATAACGTGTATCAGACCCCAATGGGTGACACCGAAAAGGAAAGCATTGAAAGCAAAGTCGATGGAAGCAAAAAAGTTTTCGCTTTTAAATCACAAGTTAACATACAAAGATTCGTTTCTGATATTGCTAATTTAAAATTAGATGAAAGTTATTTGAGTGACTATTTTATTATCGGCTCAATGTACGGCATCCCTAGAGATGTGCTAGAATCGACGTTAAAAGGTAGCACGTACGAAAACCAAGAGAAGGCAACGGGCAAGCATATAAGCTACTCCCTGCAACCAATGGCAGATGATTTTGTAGATTTTTTAGGCGATTTTTTATCGTTGGAATTGAAAATGGAATGGAATTATTTACCGTTTATGCAAGTTTTTGAAAACGAAAGAGCCAAAACAAGCAAGTTTAAAGCCGAAACAATAAAGATATTGATTGAGGCAGGTTTTAGTAAAGATGAAGCAGTAATAATGGCTAATAATTAGATATATGAAAAATTTATTTAGAATGTTTTGGAAGTGGATTTTAGGAATTATTAAAACTATTAATTTGGAGTTAATGTCAGAAGACTTAAGCGATTTGAAAAAGAAATTTTTTTATAAATGGCAAAATTGTAGTTGTGGTAAAACTATTAATTTGGAGTTAATGTCAGAAGACTTAAGCGATTTGAAAAAGAAATTTTTTTATAAATGGCAAAATTGTAGTTGTGGTAAAAACATGAGTAAATGTAAAATGATAAGGTATGAGTACTAAATTAACACGTCAAGAAATAGAAAAAGACTGCCAACGAAAGGAAGCATTGAAGTTTAAAGCTGAGAAAGAAAAAAGTTTGCGTAACGGTAAAGAAATAAAGAAATGACAAAAGAGCAAATTGATTTGAATATTGAACGAAAGAAAAGCGAAATTCAAAAGTCATGCGACAAAGGGATTGCTGTAAATTGTCGCTCTTTAAATTCTCTTAAATTTTCAGACGAGGAAACAAAAGCCTTGAAAATTGACAATGATTTTTATTATATCGTTGTTAATACAACTGGAATTTTAGATAGTCATGAGGATTTACACGTAGAAGGCATTTGGAAAAAAACTATTCAAGATATTCAAGGCAAAAACTATCTGGTTTGCGATCATGATTTAGAAATAGAAAGCGTGATTGTTCGCAAAGAACATATTGAAATATTAACCGCTAAATTATCTTTTCAATCTTTAGGTTATCCATACGAAGGAACAACCGAAGCCTTAATTTATAAAGTTAAAAAGGACAAAGTAAAGGACAGTATAAAAGAATGGCTTGAAAGTGGGGATAGTATAGAAGCATCTGTTCGCATGCAATATGTGCAAATAACATTTGCAATGGATAGCAACAACCCCGAAGATGCAGAGTATAAAAAAACATACGACAGCTACTTTGATAAAATAGCTAATAAAGCGGATTTTGAATATGTAAAGTATTTTTATGTGATAAAAGAAGCTAAAAATGTAAAAGAATCTAGTTTAGTGTTATTTGGATCGAACCAAGTAACAGGAACAATAAAACAAGCCGAGCAATCACTTGATATAACAGAGCCGCCAAAAGGCACTCAAACGAGCACAAAAAGAAGGAGAATAATTTAAAACCAAAAAAGATGTTTGAATACAAAACACAAAAAGAAATTGCGGACTTAACCGATGAACAAGTGGAAGTTTACGCAAAGGAATTGAAAGCTCACGAAATCAAGGTTAGAAAAACCGAAATTGAAGCAGCTACAAAAGTATTAAGCGATGAGCTTGCAACTGTAAAAACAGCATCAGGCGAATTGCAAGAGCAAATTAACGTATTAAAAGAAGTTGCTAAAACACAAGCACCAAAGGAAATTCTTTTAGTTGATGAATTGAAAACCAACAAAGATGCGTTAATTGCAATCAGTAAAGGTGGTAAAGGCGAAATCCAATTAAAAGCACTTTCAAACAGAGCTTCTATTGATCCAAATTTAAACTATTTGCCTTTAGCGGAGATTACTCAATTAGGGGTTAAAAGACGTAGTTTATACGACGTATTACCTAAAATTCAGGTAAGCGTTGGAAATCACAATGGAGTTATCAAATATCGAGATTGGGATGAAGATACAACTGTAAGAGCTGCCGCAATGGTTGCCGAAGGTGCTCCTTTCCCTGAAAGCACTGCAAAATACAAAGATTACACGCAACCACTTCAAAAAATCGGTGATACTTTACCAGTAACAGAAGAATTTTTTGAAGATGAGGCTCAAGCCGCTGGAGAGTTAAGAATGTTTTTAGAAACAAACGTAAACACGGTAATCGATAACCAATTGGTAAACGGGCCAGGAACTGGTATAACATTACTTGGCTTAGTTGCTAGTTCACCAGCATTCGTGCCAGCAGCTAGTGGAATCGCTGGAGCTAATATTTACGATTTGGTTAAGAAAGTTAGAACTGCTATTGTTTTTAATAGAGGGTCTAAATATTCACCTGACATTGTATTGATGAACGCAAACACTTTAGACCGTTTACAACTGGATAAAGACTTGAACAATAACTACACTTTTAAAGATGTAGACAGCATTGGTTCAATGATTATTGTAGAGGACAACAATATGGCGGATAACGTTTTAATTGTTGGCGACAGACGATATGCAAGAATTTACGAAATGGGCGGTGTTGTAATTTCAGAAGGTTACAAAGGCGACCAATTCGTAGAAGATGAAATGACTTTAAAAGCTCGTAAAAGAATGCTTTTATTGGTTAAAAACGGTGACCGTACTGGTTTCTTAAAAGTGACTAATATCACTACTGCTTTAGCAACTTTAGCATCATAGAAATTATGAAAGCTAACCAAATAGAAGTAGTATTTACACAAGATTGCGAAATTTTTAAAAAAGGAGATAAACACTCTTTTGTTAAATCTACTGCATCCGCTTTAGTAAACCAAGAAAAGGTAGCTAAATATTCTATTAAGAAAGAGCAAGAAGTTAAGAAATCTAAAACAAAATAGTTATGTACATAATAGACGACACGTATTTCGTCCGAGATTTAAACATTCCAAACTCCAACGAGGCTCAAACCGATGCTGGCAATAACTTGGAAAGTTTTATAGATGAGCAGTGTCGTCTGTTATTACTTAATTTGTTAGGATATCCACTATTTAAGGAATTAGATTCCTACGTAGTAAGTGGGGTTTTTATAACCTTAGAAACACCTCAAAAATGGATTGATTTTGTTAAGGGCAAAGAATACACAAAAAATGGTAAATTAGTAAAATGGCAAGGGTTAATAAGTACACAAGGC